TCCACTTCATAAACACAGGCCCAAACAGCACCGATTACTGGGCGAAACTGGAGGCAACGCCCTACCTCAAAGCATTTATCGACACGTACAGAGACGAGAAGACAGAGCTCTACAACAGTGCTCCCGCTTCCGAAGAACCCAGAGAACCTGAAGCACCCAAAACCCATTTCCCGCCAGCACCCAGCCAGTTGTTAGAGCCTCTGGTCTCGCAACTCAACAGCAAGGAGGAGCGTGAAATCTTCTCAACCGCAACTGGTTACAGTGACACCATTCAAACGCAAGATGGCGAGGTACAACTTTTCCAACACCAGCAGGCTCGGGACGAAACCCTGTACTGGGCCACCATAGAAGCTAGATTGGCCATTAGCACCCCAGAAGCCAACCTACGCGAATTCAACCTGAAAGCCGACGTTGGCGACATCCTATTTGCCAACTACGCCAACTTGATGCATCTGCCCGAGCACCCTGTGCCATTCGAACCTCGAACATGGGAGATTTCAGCTGCAGAGGTACGCAACACATACCTCTCCAAGCCCATCGGAAACTTAGTCAACGCAGCAGCCAGACAAAGCCCCGATTTTGGAGCTAATAAAATTGCACTCTTCCTGAAGTCTCAATGGGTTAAGAAAGTGGAGAAGCTTGGCTGCTTGAAAGTTAAACCTGGACAAACAATCGCCGCCTTCATGCAAGAAACCGTCATGCTGTATGGTACTATGGCAAGATATCTCCGCAAAATGCGCCAGAGGTTCCAACCCGCCAACGTCTTCATCAACTGTGAAACTACACCAGAAGATCTGAACACCTTCATCAAAACTCAGTGGTCCTTCAACCAAGCGGCACATACTAATGACTTCACAGCTTTCGACCAAAGCCAAGACGGAGCAATGCTACAATTCGAAGTCATGAAAGCTAAATTCTTCAACATCCCCCCAGAAATCATTGAGGGCTACATTTACATCAAGCTCAACGCATGCATCTTCCTCGGCACTCTAGGGATTATGAGACTGTCTGGTGAAGGACCGACTTTCGACGCCAACACAGAATGTAGCATCGCGTACAACGCCACACGCTTCTTTGTAGATGACTCAGTTGCGCAGGTCTACGCAGGTGATGATATGGCATTAGACCGCCGAGTGTTGGAAAAACCGAGCTTTCACCGACTGGAAAAAGACCTCAAATTGACTTCAAAACCCCAATACCCTGAACAGAAACCTGGAGACTACGCTGAGTTCTGCGGTTGGGTCATCACACCTGCTGGGATTATCAAACACACCCTCAAAATGCACGCCAGCATCCAACTACAAAAGAAAATCAAGAACATAGCACAGTCTGCGCGTAGTTATGCCTTGGACCTGAAATACGCTTACGACATGGGTGACCAACTTCAAGAGCATTTGACCGAGCCAGAAGCTGAATACCACGCACAATCGGTGCGCGACATGCATTTACTCCACCAGCAAGAAGTTCTCGTCCATGGCGCTTCGTCTCCACCAAGAAGTGCTAGTCCCGAACCCAAACACCAACAAGTGGGCACAGCTAAAACCATTCGACGCAACGCCACCAAGAAAAGGGCAAAAACACGTCAAGTCTCACTCACTACTGAAGAATTCCGCAGTGGTGCAACCCACCCCGGAACCTCACACTAACCCCCAACAACGGGGTTAAGTGACCAGAAATGTGAAATGGCACAATCACTCTTACAACAATTGCTTTCTGGTCAAAACTTTGAGAGAACTTCCACCACCTTTTCACTACCCCTAATCATTTACGGCACAGCAGGTTCTGGTAAAACTACTATCCTAAAACAATTGGCTAAGCACTTCCCCGAGCTAATCTACGCAAGCTTCCATCCCACCACTCTCGACGCCACACTCAACATCAAACAAAAACTCGCCAACCCACAATTGATCCCGGATCTTCTCGACGAATTTCTAGGCGGCCAATCACCACCAGCCCGCATTGCCCAACTCTGTGACCCCCTACAATATCACTGTGAAGACAAGCCTGCGCCACACTACATCAGCAAGTTTACTTACCGATTCTGCCCCAAATCTTGCTTCCTAATCAACTCCATATTTCACACAGAGTTAGAATCACGCCTGGAAGCTTGCTGCACCATCAAAACCGCCGACCCCTACGTCGAAGACCCGGTTGGCACCACCGTTGCTTTTGAGCCTGAAGTCATTCAGATCCTAGTCAAACACGGAGCATCCGTCCACACGCCCGCAGAAATAACCGGCTTAAACATCCCGTCAGTCGCTTTATACTTGTCCAATATCCCACAGGCCAAAGCTCTTAACTCGGCTGCACTCTTCATTTGCTTATCGCGCCACACTCAAGCAATCTCAATCCTCGAACTCGACCCATGCCTCTAACTCCGCCCCCAAACCACGAAAACTTGTACAAACTCATCGCACTCGGAGTCATCTGCGTGGCCATCGTCTTCACCCTGAAAAGCAACAACAATCTTCACACTGGCGACCTACAACACTCACTACCACATGGTGGCACCTACAAAGACGGTACTAAAAGTGTTAATTATTTCAAGCCTAGTGCTAGTCACAACACCAACCACAAATGGCTTGCCTTCTCTGCAATCGGGATCATCTCACTCCTCATTTGGATTACTGCTAAACTTACTAATAGGTCTAGCAATCTGCATCCTGCTAGTTGTAGCCATTGTTCCCACA